GCATCCACCCCGCAGCAGCTGCGCGCTTCGATCACCGCCGAAGGGGAGGGGCTGACGCGCGCCCTAGTGGACGAGCTGGCCCGCCTGGCGCAGGAGACCGCGCGGCTGATGAAGAACCGCGCGCCGAAATGGCGCACCACGTTGACGAACTCGATTCATGCGGAGGAGGTTTCGCCCTTCGAGTGGCATGTGCGGCCTGGCGTGGAGTACGCCCAGGCGGTTGAGGATGGGGTGAAGCCGGGCGGAAAGGGCCTGCCGCGCTGGGCCGACCCCGAGGCGGCAGACATCAAGGCCTGGCTGACCTCGAAGGCCTTCGCGGGGCGCAAGCGCGCCCGGCGCAACTCCATGAAGGCGGTGCATGAGGACCTGGAGCTGCGTGACCGCTACGAGGGCCTGGCCTGGCATGTGCGGCATTTTGGGGTGAAGGCCCAGCCCTACATGCGGCCCACGGTCGAGATCATGGGGCGCATCTTCGCGCCGCGGCTGGAGCAGGCCGCGCGCAACTACATGGCCGCCAACGGCGGGGGGGGCGCGGCGTGATCGGCACCCGGAACCTGGAGCAGGCCCTGGCCGGCATCGAGGCCAGCATGCGCGCCGCGCTGGCGCACCGCGTGGTGCAGCGCAGCCTGGTGCTGGACGTGGCGGCGCATGACCCCGCCCAGGTAGCCAAGGGCCTGATCTGCCTGGTGAACGGCGGTGGCGGGCAGTTCGCCAACACCTTGGGCCGCCAGGCGCGGCTGGGCCACTCCAGCCTGGGCGTGGTGGGGTTCGTGCTGGTGGAGGAGACGGCCGATCCGGTGGCGGTGGAGCAGGCCGAGCTGGCGCTGCTGCAGGACGTGCTGGACTGGCTGCACGCGCCGGGCCTGCCGCGCCCGTTCGACTACGCGGCGCCGAAGGATTTCCGGCAAAGCCGCCAGATTCAGTTTCCCTATGGCTGGTTCGTCCTCGAAGTGGACGTGCGGCCTTGATCGACAGGAGCGAAGCGAGATGGCTACGAGCAAGAAACAACAAGGGGCGGCCCCGGCCGCCGAGGGCGCGCAGGCCGGGCAGCAGCCCATGGTGCCGCCGGGCGGCTGGCCGCGCGACGAGTTCACCGGCCAGCCGGGGCGGTTCGTGCGCGACCCGGTGACGGGCGTGCGCCGCCCGGCTGACCCGCCCGTGGCCGAGCAGGCCGCCACAGAGTAGAGAAGGAGCGAATCATGCCCATGAGCATGGCCAATATGTGTCTGCTGGCCAAAACGCAGACCGCCATCGGCAACGCCGCCGTGCCCACGCCGGGCGACGACGCCATGTTGGTGAGCAACATCACCTTGTCGATCATCAAGGGCAAGAGCGTTGAGCGCAACCTGATCCAGGGCGCGCGCGGCAACTACGGGAGCCTGTTCGTCGGGGCGTACCGCTCCATCGAGTTCGAGGTGGAGGCCGCGAACAGCGGCACGCCGGGCGTGGCGCCGAAGGCCGGCCGCCTGCTGATGGGCTGCGACATGCAGGAGACCGTGACCGCGGGCGTGAGCGTGGAATACATGCCGACCCAAGGGGCCACGCTGCCGCTGACGCTGTACGGCTACCTGGACGGCACGCTGTTCAAGATGACGGATGCCAAGGGCACCTGGAGCTACTCGGGCGACGCGGAGACGATCCCGAAGTTCAAGTTCCAGTTCATCGGGCGCTACCACAAGCTGGAGGCGGCGAACTTCCCGGCGGGCCTGGACTTCTCGGACTTCATCGACCCGCTGACGGTGGGCTTCGACAACACGCCGGTGTTCAACGTGCATGGCACGCCGGGCGTGATGCAGCAGTTCAGCCTGGACATGGCCTACGACCTGGTGTGGCGCGACATGGTGAACTTCCAGGGGGTGCGCCAGCCCGACCGCAAGCCAAAGGCCACGGTGGTGATGGAGCTGGACGGGCCCAACGTCAAGGACTGGGGCGAGGCGGTGCGCACCAGCGAGGAGGGCGCCATCACGCTGACGCACGGCATCCACGCCGGGAACATCCTCACCTTCTCCCTGCCGCGCACGGTGCCCGTGGGCGAGCCCACCCTGAGCGAGCAGGACAAGGTGGCCATGCTCAACGCCACGTTCGACGTGAAGCCGGTGAACGGCAACGACGAAGTGGTGCTGACCTTCACCTGACGCGGGCGCGCTGCCCCGTTTCTTTTCCCCTCCACCCTTCAACACAGAGAGAAAACCATGGCTTTCAAGCGCAACGTGAGCAACCTGATCCGCGTGGACGTGACCGTCAACGTCCCCAACGAACGCGGCACCTTCGACAAAAACACCTTCGTCGGCTTCTTCGAGCGGCCGACTTCGCCCGAGCACATGGACGAGCTGCGCAACACCACGTTCCCGGACGTGGTGCGCAAGCAGCTCAAGGACTGGGAGCTGACCGACAAGGACTCGGGGGACAAGGTGCCGTTCTCGGCCGAGGAGCTGGAGACGGTGCTGGCCATCGAGCCCACGCCCCAGGCCGCGGCGCTGGCGTACTTTGAAGCGCTGAAGGGCCGCCGCGTAAAAAACTGATAGCAGCCGCATGGCGCTGGGCAAGGCTGACGAACGGTATCAAGCCTCCGCGCCGTGCGGCCGTTGATGACGACGTGGCCGAGGGGATGCGCCGTTTCGGCGCATCGGAGGAACAGATCGCGGCGGCGCTGGCCAGGCGCGGCCCGGCCCGGGGCGATGCCGGCGACGGCGCTTTCCTGGTGGAGCCGGACGCCTGGGATTCGTGGCTTTTCTTCATGTCCGTGCAGCGCCAGTGGGTGCGGGTGGGGCTGGATGCCCGGCGCGACCGGGTGGACTGGCCCGCCATCCATGCGGTGGCGCAGATGCAGGGGCTGCGCCAGCGCCGCATGGCCCAGCTCGTGGCGGATCTGCTGGCGATCGAGAGGGAGGTTCTGGCCGAGGACGGCCGCATAGAGGCGGGCAGGCCCCGGCGTAGAGGAAGGTGACAGCGTGAAATCCATCGGCGAATTCGTGGCAAAGCTCATTCTGGACGTGCGCGACTTTCGCGCCCGTCTGCGTGATGCCGCGCAGGACGCCGAGCAGGAGACGGCCCGCGTGGCGAAGGCCTCGAAGGGGCTGAGCGATGCCGCGCAGGAGGCGATGAGCGGCCAGATGGACATGGCCAGCGCCGCGCGCGCCGCCCTGTCGGTGCTGGGCCCGGCCGCCGCCGCCGGCGCCGTGGCGGTGGGCGCGGTGGCGGTGGCGTTCGTGCAGGGGCGCGAAGAGGCGCGCGAATACGAGCGCGCCATTGCCAGCACGGGCAACGCCGCGGGCGTGACGGCCAGCACCTTGGCCGACATGGCGCGCGGCATTGACGCCAGCGTGGGCACGCAGGCGCTGGCGGCGCAGACGCTGGCGCAGATGACGGCCACCGGCAAGGTGGCGGGCGAGAACATGCAGTTCCTGGCCGAGGCCGCCATCGAGGCGGAGCGCTCCACGGCCAGCTCGATCGACAAGGTGGTGGGCAACTACGCCAAGCTGGCCGATGCGCCGGTGAAGGCGAGCCTGCAGCTCAACGATTCGATGAACTACCTCACGGCGGCCACCTTCGCCCAGATCAAGGCGGCCGAGGACCTGGGGGACAAGGAACGCGCGGCGGCGCTGGCGCAAGAGACCTACGCCGCCGCCGAGAAGAAGCGGGCGGCCGAGGTCGAGAAGAACCTGAGTTCGTTGGCGCGTGCGTGGCGCAACGTGAAGGAGTGGGCCAGGGAAGCATGGGACGAAATGCTCAACCTTGGGCGCGAGGAAAACACCGGGAGGAAGCTGGAGGCCGCGAAGCGCCAGCTGGAAGCGCACATGGCGCGCGGCCCGCTCAACGATCTGACCCGCGAGAGCTGGGAGAAGGGCGCCGAGCGCCTGCGAAAGGAGATTGCCCAGCTCTCCGAGAAGGCCGGCATGGATCAGCGCAGCGCCGATGCCAAGGCCCAGCAGGTGAAGGCGGAAAACGCCTACATCGACCTGCTCATGGAGGGCGACAAGCACCTTGACGGCCAGGAAAAGATGTACCGGGCCGTGGCCGCCGCCACGCAGAAGTACCAGGACGCGCTCAAGAGCGAGACCCTGACCAAGGCGCAGCGCAACGACCTGGAGCGCACTTACCTGGCCATCGTCTCGGACATCACGAAGGCCAAGGAAACCAAGGCCAGCACGGGGCGCAGCGGCAAGAGCGAGCTGGAGCGGCAGCTGGAGGCCGAGGCGGCGGCCATGGCGAAGGCCTTGGGCCTGAACACCGACTACGTGGCGCAGCTCAAGCTGCTGGAGTCCGCGCGCCAGCGCGGGGCCATGAGCGAGGCGCAGTACGTGGAGGCGGTGGAGCACCTGATCTCGGTGCAGCCGGTGGTGAGGAAGTGGACGGACGAACAGAAGAAGGCGGATGATGCGGCCGCCAAGGCGGCGAAGGAGCACGCGAAGGAGGTAGAGAAGCTGCTGCAGCAGCGCGTGAAGGCCGCCGACCAGGCCGAGGATGCATTGCGCCGCGCCAGCGAGGAGGAGGAGGCCCACAAGCTGGCCGCCGACGCAGGCATTTCTCTGGCCGAGGCGGTGGCCCAGATCGCGGCGGCGCGGGCCGACGACAACTACCAGAAGGCGGTGGCCAAGGGCGCCGACGAGCAGACCCTGGCGGCTTTGACGCGTGAGATGGAGGCACGGCGCAAGATCATCAACGTGATGGGCGAGCGGAGCGTGCGCGAGGCGAACGAGAAGGCGGCGAAGGAGGCAGAGCGCACCTGGGAGCAGGTTTCGCAGACCGTGGGCAACACGCTGGCGGACTACATCATGGGCGGCGGGCGCGATGCCGCGCAGTACCTGAAACGGCTGTTCGCCACGCTGGTGCTGCAGCCCATCGTGAAGTACGGGGCGCAGACCCTCATGGGGATGATGGGGCTGGGGGGCACCACCGCCGCAGGCGCGGGCGGCGGCGCGCTCTCCACCCTTGGCAGCGCGGGCGGCATCCTCAGCGGCGTGGGCGCCATGGGCGGCGCTTTCGCGGGCGGCCTGGGCTGGCTCACGGGCGCCACCACCCTGGGCGGCGCCCTGGGCGCGGGCGGCTCGCTGATCGCTGCGGGCGGTGCGGGCGTGCTGCCCGGCATGGGCATGATCGCCGGTGCCCTGGCACCCATCGGCCTCGGCCTGGGCGCGCTGTTTTCCTTGTACAGCAGCCTCGACCGCAGCGGCACCCCCCACTGGGGCGCGGCGGCCGAGTACGACGGCACCACCCTCACCGGGGGCGATGCCGTGTTTCGCCGCAGCGGCACGGCAGGCCGCTACAGCGGCCAGGCCCAGGCGGGCGTGGACGCCGTGGCCCGCAGCGTGGGCGACACGCTCAACACGCTCTCGCGCATCTTCGGCGGCGCGGGCGGCTACGACGTGATGACCGCGTACAGCGACGACAGCAGCGACGATCCGGGCTTCGGATCGCTGCGCGTGCGCCGTGGCGGGCAAAACGTGCTCGACTGGGAAAATGGGCGCACCAGCAAGTGGGCCCCCAAAATCTTTGCCGATGGCGAAGAGGGCTGGAAGATGTACCTCTCCGCCGTCGCCAAGGACGTGCGCGACGTGTTCCTGTCGCCCGACATGGGCGCCCCCAGCTGGGCGCGCAGCATGCTCCAGTCGCTCGACGACAGCGTGACCATGGACCAGCTCGCCGCCGTCGTGCAGCAGATCGGCGAGATCCAGACGCTGTTCGTCAACCTGGGCGACACGCTGGTGGGCTTTGCCGACATGACCGACCTGGCGTTTGAAGCGCTGCTCCGGGCATCGGGCGGGGCGCAGGCTCTGGCCGCGAACGCCGATGCGTTCTATCAGAACTTCTACAGCGACACCGAGCGCAAAGACATCGCCAAGCGCCAGTTGGGCGAGAAGCTCAAGGAACTGGGCGTTGACATCGACCTCGACGACCCCCAGGCGCGCGAGAAGTACCGCGCCCTGGTCGAGCAAAAGCTCGCCCAGGCCAACACAGAGGAGGCTTCCAAGGCTGCGCTGAAAGAACAACTGAGCGACAGCGTCCTCAGCAACATGTTTGCAGGCGGCGGCATCGAGGGTTTGGTGGGACTCGACATCGCCGGCCTACCGCCCGGCCTGCTGGGCAACGACGGCGTGGCAACGCAGGAGCAGATCGACAAGCTCAACGCCGGCATCGCCGCGCTCGACACGGCGGGCATGTCGCTGGACGATCTCAAGGGCTCTGTGGGCGACCTGCTGGAGCCCATCGTCGGCACCGGCAAGGGCGCGGCAGAAACCGCCGCCGCACTGCTGGGCCTGTCCGGCTCGTTCGCCAGCGTCACCATGTCGGCTGAAGAAGCCGAAGCCGCTGCCAAGGCCGCCGCAGAGGCTGATCAGAAATCCCGCCGCGATGAGAGCCGTGCCGCCACCGACGCCGCTCTGCAGGCGCTGGAGCGCGCGGCCGCAGCCGAGCGCACCGCCATCCAGGCCCGCGTCACAGCGGCGCAGGAGCGCGTGGCGCAAGAGCGCGCCATCGTCGAGCTGACCCAGGGCCACGTGCGCGAGCTGCGCGGCCAGGTGGACACCACGGCGGCCATGGCCGTGGCGCAGGCCCGGCGCTTCATCGACGACGCCGTGGCCGCCGCAGGCAACAGCGGCTACCTGCCCGACCAGGCCGAGCTGTCGCGCGCCATCGACACCGTGCGCGGCGGCATGGGCCAGGATGCCTACTCCTCGCGCCTGGCGTGGGAGGAGGCCCAGCTCAAGATGGCGCTGCAGCTCGAAACCCTGGGCGACTCCGCCAAGGAACAGCTCACCACCGACGAGCAGACCCTGGCAGCGGCCGAGGAGCAATTGCGCTACCTCGACGACATGCTGACCGCCGCCCGCGTGGAGATCGACGCCATACGCGGCACCACCAAGGCGGTGGAGAGCGTGACGGCCGCCATCGACTCCCTGAGCGCCGCCATCCTCAAGGAAAAAGAGGACGGCGAAGGCAAGGGCGAAGGCAAGGGCGGCGGTGGCGAAGGCGGCGGCAAATTCGCCATCGGCGGCAGCGGCCCCGGAGAAAGCGCGGGCGGCAGCGGCGGCGGCCACATCGAGACCGAAGAGGAGGAGATCCGCCGTTATTACAAGGGCATCGACATCAGCGACGCCCAGAGCATGCGCAACGCGCGCAACACAGCCTTGTTCATGGGCTGGACGCAGGAAGACATCGCGCGCGCCTACGACGTGGACGTTGAGGACTTGCGCAAGCTGTTCGACGATTTCGGCATCCCGGCCTTCGCACGCGGCGGCACCCACGCGGGCGGCCTGCGCCTGGTGGGCGAAGAAGGCCCGGAGCTGGAGGTCACGGGCGCGGCCCGCATCTACAGCGCAGGCCAGACGCGCGACATGCTCTCGCAGCTCTCGGGCGGCGGGGCCAGCGCAGAGATGGCCCGCGCCGTCGAGCGCCTGGCGCTGGCCGTGGAAGGCCAGGGCACCCGCCTGGGCGACATCGGGCAGCACACGCGCGACACGGCCGACGTGCTCATGCGCGTGACGCGCGGCGGCCAGGCCATGCAGAACGCGAATGCCTCGAAGACCCTGGAGCTGCGTGTATGACCACGTTCCTCGACTTGCGGCCGCTGCCCGGCCCGATCCTGCCCACGGATTTGATTCTGGTGATCCGCCCGGATCGGGACTACTGCGCCCCCGCCAGTGCGTTCGCTGGGCCTGCGGGCCCGCAAGGTGCGACGGGAGCGACAGGAGCGCAGGGCGTTCCGGGGCCCACGGGTGCCACGGGCGCCCAAGGTCTCCAGGGGCCCACGGGAGCGACCGGGCCGCAGGGTGCCACAGGCGCCACAGGTGCGAAGGGTGCCACGGGCGCCCAGGGCATCCAAGGCCCCATGGGTGCCACGGGGCCGCAAGGGGCCACTGGTGCCACTGGTCCAGCGGGCACCTCTGGCACGCCAACGCTCGCATTCGCCCGTGATCTTGCACGGGCGCGCTACCTGCGCGAGACCCACGGCGGCGTGCTGCAGCTCGGCGCGACGTACAGCGTGTGGACGGGCGGCGGCGCAATCGTGATGTACCTGCCCAGGCGCGCTGACGTGCAACTGGGCGACCGCATCGAGTTCCTGAACCTGCACATGACGTGGCCCAGCTCCGGGACCTTCACCGTCGCGCGGCAGGAGGCGGGCACATGGATCTGCGGCCCCAAGGGCATGTTTGACAGCGACCTTGTTTGCAACAGGCCCCTTCCGGGCTTCGCGCTGGAAGTTGCGTGGAAAGACGCCAGCAACGTTTTTTGGAACCTCGTTTGAGAAAGGAGGAAGAGTCGTGATCGTTATCCCACCCCACGCCCTGGCGCCTGCGCACCTGCTGGCGTGCAGCATCCCCGAGGTTGACGCCAGCACCGGCGAAAAGCCCTGGGTGGCGCGCGTATGGGCCGAGGGCGAGATCCTCGCGCTGCCCGAGGAGCAGCAGCGCTACAAGTGCCTGGCGCCCACGCAGCAACCGCCCTCGGTGTACCCGCAGTACTGGCAGTTGCTGGGCCACACCAACCGCTGGGAAATGTTCCGCCACCTGAGCAACGCGGCCAGCGTGACGGCCTCGCCGCTCACCTTCACGCTCGCGCCCATGCGGCGCTTCAATGCGTTCTTCCTGCGCGGCGTCGATGCGCACCACGTCACCGTCGTCATCACGGTCAACGGCGCCGAGGTGCGGCGTATAGAGAAAAGCCTGATCGCGCGGCGCTCGCGCACGTGGTCGGACTACTACTTCGGCGGCCAGTACACCGAACCCTCAGTGGTGCTGCACGACCTGCCGCCGTACTCCGGCGCGCAGATCACCGTCACGCTCACGCGCGCCGGTGGCCCGGTGCGCGTGGAGCAGGCCGCCGTGGGCATGAGCACCTGGCTGGGCCATGCGGCCTGGACGCCGCGCAACGACGCGCTCAACTTTTCCAACATGGACCGCGACCCTTGGGGCGGCATCACGCTGGACCCCATCAAGAGCGCGCCCACCCTGCGCGTGCGCGTCGTGATGCCCAAGGACAACGCCGTGAAGTACCTGCGCGTGCGCCAGCAGCTCGACGCCGTGCCCGCGCTGTGGGCCGCGCTCGATGGCGACACATCGGACGGCTACGCCGAGCCCTTGTCCGTGTTCGGCATTTACCGGCGCATGCCGCTCGACCCCTCCAACGTGCATGAGGCCACTGGAGATATTGAACTGGAGAGCCTATGACGATTATTGTCCCCGTGCCGATTGCGCCGCTGCCGGTGGCGCCGTATATCGGAGACCCCGAATTCGACGCACGCGCCGATACCCACGTCGCGGCGCTCACGCCGCACCGCGAGCAGGTGAATGCGATTTCCGAGGCGACTTACCAGAATGCGCTCGATGCATATGCGAGCGCCATTCGCGCGAATGAACATTCCAATGCCGCAGCGGCCAGCGAAGCGCAGACGGCCATTCTCGCGTCAACTGCAGCCCAGGCCGTGGGGGCGCAGCGCTGGCAGCCGATACCCAAGTATTACAACGGCGGCGATGTTGTCTGGAGCCCAGTCAACGGGCAGACCTATCGCTGCGCCGCGCCAGAAAACGCGGCATTCGGCTCATATAACGATCCGTCCAGCGCGTCCGAAGCGGGGAACTGGTGGCTGATCGGCGCAGCACTCTCGCCGCCCATTGAATTCGTGACGGTCGATACCGTGGCGCGTCCGGGCGTGCATTACGTCATCCTCGCGCCCGTCAAGCTCACGCTGCCTTACCCGGCCGCGCTGCGCGACATCGTGTGGATCACGGACTTGTCCGAGTCCATGGCGGCGATTGTCGATCCAGTGGACGAAAAGATTCGCGGCCAGCCTGGGCCGATGCGGCTCAACCTGCCGCGCTCGCAAATTCAACTGGTCAATTCTGGTAATTCGAAAGGATGGATATAAGCCATGCCGCTTTTGTCTCAAGTGCTTGGTATCGGTGGCAGAAAATCGATACAGCGGGGCGTTGTTTCTGTCACGGTCGGCACAGCCGTCTCCGTGCCGATCGCGCCTGTAGATCCTGCGTGGACTGAATTGCGGCTGCTGGGCAGCCTGGGAATTGCGTCTTGGGGGGATGGCTCTCCCATATCTGCTGGATACATATCTCTCGCTGCTGGCGGCGGATCTGTCACGGTCAATGCATTCGGCAGTCCAACTTACCCTGCCAAAGTTTCCTGGGAATTGACGGAGTTTTACCCATCATGAGCGAAACTGAAGAAATCCAAATCCCCGCCATCCCGCCCGGGCCGCAAGTGTTTTATTACGCGCATCTCGACGCGGGCGATGCTGTGATCGCCGTGGCGCAGTCCCACTCGTCTATCGACAGCGAGCAGTCGATGCAGATCGACGGCCTGCGCGAGGAGTTGCTGGGCCAGCGCTACGACCGCGATGCAAGCGCGGCGGCGGGCCAGCCTGTGTTCGTGCATGCGCCTGTGGTGCCGGTGCCCGATGTACGGCGCATCAGCGTCGGAGCGTTCTTTGATCGCTTTGGCCCCGCGAAGTGGGGCATCCTGGCCGACGCAACGCCGGCCGTGGCGGCCGTGGTGCGCGATGCGAGCGTGCGCAAGTACATCGACTTGGACAACCCCGATCTGCCCGCTGGCATCGCGTTGCTGCAGCAGGCGGGCCACGACGTTGACGCCGATGCCATCATCGCTGCGCCCGTGCAACCGGGCGAGCACCCGTAGGAGGTAGGAGACCAGTAAAAAGACGGGCGACCCCTGCCGGTGCGCGAACACCGGCAACAGCCCCAACCTGCAGAAGTACCCTGCAAGCCGGCAAGGCCCGCCACCCTGTACAGAGTGCGGCGAGCCTACCAGATGTTTCAACCCGTGTAACAGGCTTGCAATGAATGAAATCCGCTGCGGCTCCTGCCGCCGCAAACTCGGGGAGGGCATCTACATGGCCCTCTCCATCAAATGCCCCCGCTGCGGGGCGTTGAACCAGTTCCAGAGCGCCCCGAGCGCCTCTTTGTCAGAACGCCAGCCGAGCGTCCAACCTAAACGCTCGAATGACGAAAGCAACTTTTCCCACCTTCACCCCGCCCGGCCCGGACACGATCCCCAGCGGCGGGCGCAATCCCTCCCTGGCTGAACGCTTCCTGGCGGTGCCGTTCTCGTTGCTGGATGCCCGCACGGGCTGGTGGCGCGACCGCAAAGCGGCCTGGCTGGCGACCGGCATCCAGTCCGAGCTGGGCCGCAGCGACCGCCTGCTGTACCCCACATCGGCACAGCCGCCCGCCACTTATGCGGCGAAGAACGCCTTCGAGGCGGCCCTCGGCCGCAAGGCGACCTGGGCCGAGTTCGCCCAGGCCCACCCGGACAAGATCCGGCATCAGGGCACCAGCGTGTTCGACCCGGTGCTGTGCGAGCTGGTGTACCGCTGGTTCTCGGCGCCGGGCCATCTGGTGCTTGATCCCTTCGCAGGTGGCAGCGTGCGCGGTATCGTCGCAGCGGCCACGGGCCGGGCCTATGCAGGCGTTGACCTGCGCGCCGAGCAGGTGCAGGCCAACCGCGCGCAGTGGGCGGCCCTGGGCCAGCCGGGCATGCCCGCGCCGCGCTGGGTGCAGGGCGATGCGCTGGCGGTGCGCCAGGCGCTGCCCGAGGTGCAGGCCGACTTGCTGTTTTCCTGCCCGCCCTACGGTAATTTGGAGCG